CGGTAGACGTAAGGCCGTACGGTGAAACGATCAATGTGCCGCCAGTGAGAGCACCAGCCGTATACACACCGTTTTTGGTAGAGCCAGCCTTCGTGGTTGTTATCAGACCAACGCACTGAGAAGTGCTGCCTGCAGTTACGTATGCCGAAAAGACCGAAAACCTTTCGTCATAGTACCAGTAATCTGACTGACCGGTGATGCCTGGCTGAGCGCACCAACCTTTAGCCGTGTCAGATGGCATGTTGATAACAATATGGGAGTTGGCCTCTCCTTGTGCCGCCAACTGAGACGTGTACTCCCCAGTATAACCTGCGGGAACAACATTGCTGACTACCTTCAACCACGGAGTTCCACGAGAAACAGGGTTCCATGCCTCGGTAGCCACACCTGCACCCGGTTTGCCGACTGTTATAGGTGTCGTCAATGACTGCATTGGAGGAGGGGCCTCCAGTCTTTCCTCTACGACCTCAGTTTCACCGGGGTCTTCATCCCTGGTTGGTCTCGTATCGTCAAAATCGTGAATAGTCCTGAACCTGGTAGGTACAGTCTTGTTCGTCAACTTCTCTTCGTAGTGCATGTATGGTGCGCCAACTTTGCCATAGCGGTCTTTAAACCACTTCTCATACAACGAACGATCCCTTGGACGTTCAGCATCTCCCGAGTTGCTGTACACTACTTTGATCATACCAGGCCAGTGGGGAGAAGGATAACCATCTTGGCCATAGCTATAATTTGCATAACCATGTAAGGCCTGGTAGTCATTGTAAATTTCAACAAAGAAATAGTACAAAGGCTTCGAGCTCGAGAACACACCACCGCGGCTCATATATATATGAAAAGGGCAGATGGCGTCGTACACGTTCCCAGTAATTGGAGACTGCCAATCCCAGCTGTAACCAGGTTTGAATCCGTCTTCCCAAATAAACGGCTGGTAGTTATCGGTACCCGTCTTCTTGATCCTGGAATAATCAGGGTGCGGTCCGTACCCGCCCCATTCAGGTGCCGTCCGATTGAGGTCCAAATTGTCTCCAGCAGCTTTATTGTATTCAAACAGCTGAGAAATGGTGTACGTCAAATGATACGTCGAAGGAGTCGGAGTTGCAGTCTCGTCTCCGTAGACGGAGGACTGCATTACTGTCGTCGTAGCATATGTTGTCGGAGATGGATGAAGACCGGTTCCGTCGTTTATAAAACTCGCGAACTCTAGTTCATCATCATCTACAACACCGTCCTTGTTTAAATCAAGAGGATCAAACGCGTCCGGTAACTCGTCTTCCGAATCTGGTGGAATCGGATCAGGCGGGGTAGGATTAGGTAAAATGGGCACCCCAGGTCCATTACCTCCCTAACCTCCGTCCTTGAAAGCGAGCTCGAACATAACTTTCAATTCGATGGTTCCAAGCTCTTTAAGCACAGGTGCGTTCTCCGTGTATTGCACGAAATCAGGGCCTCCCTCTCGCCACATGACAAAAAAGTAGTTACCTCCTTTGATGTCAGAGCCAGTGCGAGAGACAAACTCCCACTCGTCCTCGATAGGGAAGTAAAGAGTCTCGCAGAAAGACTTCACAACTTTGTCGTCGTTGCCGTCAGTGTCGATGGGTGCAGCCCTGATCGTGGTGTATCCATGACCACCCTTGCAAAAGGTCCAGGCTTCGGTGTTCTGCCTGGTAGCAGAAGAGAAAAAAGGAAACGGGTTGTCAACGTTGGCACCGATTCCGTAAGACGACTGGGAAGCCAGAGGGCCCTCCACGAGACCTTTAAAAAGCCCAATAGTCGTCATTGGAGTCAACGTAGGTACGCTGTACGAAAGCTGACCCTGTTGATCGTTCTTGCGACGAACAATTCGCCAGTGGTACTGGCAATCGGCGGATACCTGAGGAAGATTGCCAGTCACGACAATCCTCAAGTACTTGGTGTTCATTCTCTGACCGATCCTGAAACCAGACGCCAAAGATGAACCTTGCTGCGAAAGATATCCGAGATTGAATATCATCGCTTGGTCAGGTTTAAACTTCTTGGAAACTTGATCGAAGTTCAGTCCTCCAAGATCAAACCCTGCCGTTGCATGGTGATCAGGAGTGTGGGTCATGGTAGTGATAACCCTCGAATACTGCGTCTCGATGTTCTTGTTGATCTCCTTTTTGGCCGCCTTCTCAGCCAACTTCACGGCTGCGTCCCAGTCAATGCCTTTGGCACCGTACTTGTCGGCATTCTTCTTAACACCACCACCGTACTTGGTGCTACCGGTCGACTTCTTCACTTTCTTTTTGAAACCTCCAGTGCTCGAGGCGGCCTTGCGTTTAGGAGGCATTCTAGATTATACGTTAGATATGCCTACTAACATGTGCAACAAAACGACCCCGTAAGCTATCAACATGAATTTTATCCTTATGCGTGTCCCCGATAAAAGTTGTCGTTTTCGTGTGTCCTGTTTTGTCTGTGCGGCGCACAAGCCCGCCCCTATCGTACACTTGCTGCACGGCCTTCGCCGTACGTTTGTTCCGCTTTTTTTCATCATCCAAACGGGCCTCCAGTTCGTCGATGCGTTGCATTGCAATATCCAGAGGCGATCGATGCTCGGTATTGTGAAGAGCACTGCCGCCTGGGCGCCGTTCCTCAAAACGAACACTCGACATACTGGGGTGGTAAACATCGCACTCACTTGTTATGACTTGCGACGTACGCTTGAATGTGCGTCAGGCCTTTTTTCTTAAGGCGAGAATACTCTTCAGACTTGGCCTTCTTTTGGTTCCTTCGTCTCGTCCAGCTTGCGTGTATGTTACGGCTGACGTAGTCGTCAGTATCTGATTCGCTCTCGAATGGGTACCCGGTTTCGCTGTATCCTGCTCTCCTCGACTCTGGGATCATGAAGTGCGAGTTTAAAAGGAAAGCCTGAGAGGACTCAGCTTTTAAGTTCCCGACGGATGAACTCCGGGTACCTACTTTGTGAGGTCACTGCCGGCCTAAAAGCGGGGTGGGGTTCCGTCGGTGGTTCTGGCCGAATCTTAATGTCAGGGGTGGACTTTGAGGGATTTAATCGTGGCCTAAGAGGGGGCGGCCTCACGATCGGCACAGGCGGGGTAACCGGTGAGTGCGCACGGTTGACTGGAGGGACCGTGTCAATGTCAGCTGAGTGGGCTGCCCTCAACAATTTCGTGAGATAATCGATCTCGGAATAACACTTGTCGATATCGGTAATTAAGAATGCAATTCTTCTAGATAGGTACCCGCGAATATCTTCATTGGGAGACATGATATGGAACGAAATAAGAACCTGCAACATGCTGCGGTCTTATCTTTAAGTTGTCCATCACAACTTTCCTGTATTGGTCACCAATCAACTCCATCATGAGGCCTGTGCGTTTGGTGACGTTGGCTGCGCCATCCAGCACTGAGTTCAAGGTTTGCGAGCCAAGAAAGGGCGGCACGTAGGTGCTAGCTAGCCACGTGTTGGATTCGGCATCCTGTACTAGCGGTGCCGGGTCTTCCACCTCCGCCCATAAAAGGAGCTCGTATTGGATGGATAAGTCTGTTACAACGCTAATAACGCGTATGATGAAATCTAGATAGTCTAGACATTGGATCTTCGACACGGTGAAGCGAAACCTCGCAAGTATTTCCGTTTCGGGTAAGGTTGAGTTCGGTTGAACTATTCCTTCTGTTGACAAGCAGTGCGAGAACGCACAGATGATTGCCGAATCGATCGGCGTTTCCGTTGCCCAGGTAGCCAGAGTTGGCTCATTGTATATTTGGAACTTCCGCATGAAGTAAGGGATGAAATCCGTATGGTAATCCGTGTTCACGGTAAAGAATTCGACTAGATCGTCGTAATGTGGGGAGAATCCCACTGTGTATTGTGGAACGCGTTCCAATAACTTTTGGGAGACTTGCTGGTCTCTGTATGTTTCCATTTCGCGTTGCTCAGTAGAAAATGATGATGACTGCTGCACTGCCGTTTACGCGTCATTTATAGCTGTACCGGATTGCTCTATTTTTCGCATCGCGGTAAAGCTTATTGCGATCAACCCTTAACCAGTCTTGCGCCTGTTTCGGGTTTGATCGCTGACGTGTCGTTTGGGAGTTGCATGAAAATCAATAGATTGTGCATGAAAACAATTCGCGCACTTGCATTAGTCTGCTGCGTAGGCTCATAAACGACACGTCGGGGTTTACTCCTGGAGTTGCCGAGCCAATGGCATAAATCGCGCAGTCTCTAGGCAGACACCGCCCCGTTGACCGGTTGGGAACTGGGGCTGGGGTACCCCTCACTTAAGCGAGGTGGTCCTTCAACGCTTGGGCCCTCCAGTGGGAGTACACGGGCCATCCAGTGGGAGTGGCCCGAGCGTTTATGGGAGTAAACCCCTGTCTATGGGAGTGGGACAGACCACCCGGTGGCCCTTGCGGGTTGATTCACCAATCAAGTGGTCAGGATCCTACGCTGCGCACGGACTACTCCCACTCCCATCGCGCCCGACACAATGTTATATAGTTGTCGGGCGCGATGTCGGACCTTCGGTCCTCCGAGCCTCCGGCTCTTGTATATAATTTTTAGAAATTCCACCAGCATTGCATGGCAGAATTCATCGACTACGGCGACAATTGTTCAGACGGCCCACCTTCTACAATTGGACAGTACGACTTACTTGACGACTTTATCGACGATGACGACATACCCGCATCTTCTCCGCTCTTCGTCGCAAACCCTGAGTCTCCCAGGGTCTCCATTGAGCGTTACTACACCCCTCAGCGTAGCATCGGGTTCAACAATGCAAGCAGAGAGTCCTCAGTCACCTCTCTTGACAGAGGACGAGGAGCTAGAACAGCAAGCTTGGGAAGCATACCAACCAGAACGCCGAGAACAGATCGCTCGGCTTCTTCGAGAGGACGCACACGACCTAGCCCTTATCCAGGACTGGCAGAGAGACAACGAAGACAACAAAGAGAACGTTCCTCGTCGTCTGTTCAAGGATCCCAAACCAGCAACTTGCCGTTGCGGTCTGTTTCAGCCGTGTCAAGACTGTCGCTTGTACCTTTGGAGACAGAGCCTCGCAATGGGGTTGAAAACCCGTTCGAGATCCCCAACCACCTCAGAGGAGGAGAGCTCGCAGGACTCGGACTCCCAGGAAAGCGACTTGGGTCTGGAACCCCGAGATGGTCGGCCAGATATTTCATGTTTACAACCTCTCAAAGTGGTATCGACTGGCCGTATCAAAAACTTGTTGATCTCTGTGAAGCTCTTGGAGCAAAGCACCGAATATCACGAGAGCTCCATGCTGATGGAGGATATCATTTTCACGCTTTCGTCGACTTCGAGCGAAAGTTCGAGTTCGAGAACTGCCACCGTTTCTGCATCGGAGAACCGTCAGGCAACCCTCGTCCAAAGTGCCCGGTTAAAACTCATTGCAATATATTACCAATTACGCGCACACCCTTCAACACTTGGGACTACGTCGGCAAGTATGGTGACATCGTTTCCGAAAACTGCGAAAGACCGCGCGCTCGCGGTTCTAACGTCACACGAGATGACATGTGGACCGGCAGCATGGCTCTTGCAAACGAAAAAGAATTTCTACTCGACGTGCAAAAGCATTCTGCGAGAGACTTCGTACTGTTCAACAAACAAATCACGACGTACGCCCGGGGAGCCTACGCGCAACCGAAGCCTCAAATGCCCACCATTGAAGAAGACGGTGTCTTCATTCATTGGGAGCGGTATCCGGAAGCCAGGCAATGGGTCCTCAAGAACCTCAGCAACCCAATCGATGCAATTCGCGCGACTGCGCGAGGAGTCTCCTACCCTGCTGAAACAGAGGCGGAGGACCAACAATGGCTCCAACTACATCGACCTGACGGAAAGCGACCCAGAAGACCTAAGTCAATCATCATCTACGGAGATTCTCGGTTAGGCAAAACTTTGTTCGCAACCAACTTAGGTCCTCATGTTCATTGGCAACGAGACTTCAATCTTCGCAAGCTAATGAACATGGGGGTCGACACCGTTGATTACGCTATCTTCGACGATATCGACTGGAAGAACGCGGCACTCAAAGGTGAGGGTTTCAAAGCGTGGCTCGGTGGGAATCGCTCGTTTGATGTTTCCGATAAATTCGACCGAAAATTTACA